CGCCAATTCGCCATGAATCTACAGAAACTCCGCCAACAACGCCCTTTAAATTTAAATATTTATAAAAAGGATGTTTTAAAATAAATCTTAAAACACCTATTAATTTTTCGCAATCTAAAGCCGACTTTTCATCACCTTTTTTTATTGAGGTACTGTCAGCACTTGTATAAGCTACTATTAAATATTTTACTTTTCCTTCAGACTCAGTTGCTGAATTTTTATCGTAATCAGCGCTATCAGTCGTTATTGTAATGGCTGGTAGTGTTGTTTTGTCTAAAGAAATCCTTCTTTCTAAAAAAATACTACTTGGATTAAATAATCCTAAACCAGTTTGAGCCAATTGTTCTGTAATCTCATCAGTAATAATAATTGCGATTTGATCGCGAACTTTCTCAAAATTTTGCTCTGGAATTGGAAAATTTATTTTAGCCATTATGGTTTATAAGTTCCTAAAGTTAAAACAAATATACCTAAAGTTTCAGAAGGAAAAACACTATCAATTTGATAAGTTTTAACTACTTGATTTACATCAGCATAAGAAACTAAAACATCAACTAAATTAACTTCATTATTTCCATTTCTTGTAGGAAATTCCGCATCTAATAAAGTTTGTTCACTAACCGAAACATGTGCATTTTCTGAATTTATTGGTACACCTTCATCGTTAAAATCCAAATGATGTCTACTAGCAACTGCTTTCACTGTCTTAACTATTGAACCATTATTAAAAGTTACATCAACAGACCAATCATTTTCCAAGATTTGTTGAGCGTCAGAAACTGCAATTGCTAGTAAATTCATTTTTATTTTTTAGCTACTGTTTTTTTCTTATCTTCAACTGGCTCTAAAAAACCAGCTTTTGCAGCGCTTTCAACTTCTGCGGCAAATGCTTTGTAATTACCTTCAGTATCGAAAATTTGAGGATTTTTACAATCCTTCTTGATTAATTTATTCCCAATTACTACATTAAGGGATTTTAATATATATTTTGGCATCTTTTTATATTTTTATAATAAAAATAGTCTAAAATTAATCAAACTATCTTTATTTTTATTGTTTAAAATTAATTACGTTTCAACTTGCATTGTGTAAATTTGGTCAACAGTAACAGGGATAGGGCATGGTGCCGATTGAGTTCTAAAATTGTGAGTTAAATCATCATCGTTGATATAATCATCAATAAGAAAATCACCTGACATATTAACAATTCTACTTTGTCCGTCAGAATCTTTGAATTTCTGAGGAACAGCCGCAAATGTTAGTTCAAATCTAGTACCAGTAGAAGGAGTTGTAATAACTTTTTTATCTGCTATATAGTGAATAAACGTCAAAGCTTCATTTTCATAGCCCTCTTCATAAGTCCAAAGATCAAATAACCACGAACCCGCTGAAAATCTACCATGATAAACACCACCGACAGCATTGGCCTGAGGTGTTTTAATGTCAACAAGTTGAACATTTTGAAAATTAGCGTTGTCTTTAAAGAAATTCGATTTCTTAAAATTTACAAACTCGGCATTTCTCATTTTAGTATTAAACAACCCAGTCGTAGTTTTCCCTTTTTCTCTTAAGAAAATTGCAGCGTCAATATATTGTTGTTCAATATCAGCAGTGGGATCAGACCAATTGTCGGCAGAATTATCCACCATCGAACCAGCTTTTCTTTTAAAATCAATATCAGTCATCGCATTTAGTGACATAACACCAGTTTCAAAAATTTGAGCGCAATATAATTCAATTCTCCTTGTAATTGTATCTCTAATGTCTGAAAACTTTTCGGCTGTTTCATTAGCCAATGCAATCATATTTATTGAATTAACATCTTCGCTTTCACCAAAAACTCTATCGTAATTTTCTAAAGCTTGTTGGTCGAATTCTCTTTTAAAGTAAGGAGGCAAAAAATTCTTTTCAGTTGATTTTGTCCACTGAACACGGTCTCCCGTTTCTCCTCTGAGAATATCAACAGCTATTTTTTCGAAGCTTCTTAATACTTCTAAGCTTATTAATAAAGAGTTAGCAATTATTACCTTAAAAAACGATTGTAAAAAAGTTTTAGCAGGAACTTGCTCTTTATATTTTGCTAAGTAGAAATTAGTAAAAGGACCCCTAGCTTGGTTTGTTGGAATTGTAGTCATTTTTTTTAAATTTTATTGGTTATCTACACCAGTCATTTCAGTACTTGGAGTTAAAATTAAGCCTAAATAATTTAAATAAGCTCTTACGGTTCTTTGAAATCCTGCGGGACCCACTAGAGTATCTAAGGTTGTAGCATCGCTAAAGTTAATTAGATTTTCATTAACTTTGCCTTTGTTTACAAATTTTAAATCTTGATCAGTACCATCAACAACAGTAACATCGCAATGTGCTATTCCAAAAGGAATTTCAGAACCATCACCAGCGCCAGCCTCTAACGGAATTATTTTTAGAGTTGCAGCAATTTGTCCAACTACAATACCTTTCGGTAAAACTACATCGGCACCAGAAGCGGCAACATTTCCACCATCAAAAAAGTTCTTACCTAGTAATATTTTTTGAGTATCTCTATTTGTAATATTCGGATTAGACATTTTTAACCTCCTCCTTTAAATTCAAACCAGCTTTCACTTCTTTATCAAAAGAGTCCGCTTTAATTTGAGCTTCTGTTTTGTCTACTGCGTCAGAACTAGTCTGAACGTCTTCAATTTGATTTTCTGTCGAAGCTGTTAAATGCCCTTTTTTAAGTGCAGAAACCTGCATTTTAGATACATCTAATTGATTCATACTTTTGCCTGATTCGATTCCAGCTTTTACAGCTACAGAATCAACTTCTTGCCAAGCATTCCAAGCCTGAACTCTAATATTCTCCCCCTCTACACCTATAGCTTCGCCTTCTGCAAGAACTTCAGCGAATACCTGAGGGTATTGAGATTTAAATTCTTTTTTATTCATTGTTTCTTGAGTTGTATTATTATTGTTTGTAATTTCTTTTTTTGATTCAATTTTTGTTTCAATCACTTCAATGTCTTCGATATCTAAAGAAGCAGCAAATTTCAATTCCATTTCAGAATAAATTTTGCTTTTTAAAGAAGCTGTTCTTAATGCTTTTTTAGTTTTAGAATCTAAAGGCTCTATTTTATCAATAAGCTTAATTTTTAAAGCTTCTTTTGCAGTGAAATAAAAATCAAGACGTTCTTTTGCTTCAAATATTTTTGAAAATTTAACGCCTTTCATTTCTTCAAATGCTTTTACATCAATTTTTGATTCTAGTTTTTTCCTAAAATCTTTGTTTAGATTGTCAAGCGAAACTTGCTCTTCATCCGTAGAAACCCAACCATCAGCTCTATGAATCATAAATTGAGCTAAAGGTGAAGAAATCACTTCATCAAAATAAGGTAACATAATTACACCCATCGAAGCTACAATCCCATCAGGTCTCGCAATCTTTTTTCCTTTATGCTCTGTAATTACCTTTATCATAGCATTGCCAGAATAAACACCACCTCCGCCTGTATTTAGACGGACGACTAAGTCTTTATCTTGATCGGCTGCCATAACTTCCTTAACAAAAGTTTCAGCTACCCAGCTATAAATACCCGTATATAGTAAAATTACGTTTTCCATTGTTGCAAATTTAGTGAAAATGTTTTAAAACACAAAATTAAATTTGTTTTTCTTGATTATTTTGTTTTGGAATTTGCATTTCTGCAAACTTTGAAATCGTTTTTGGGGCAAAAGCAGCCGTTAAAATTAAGATATGAAACTCAAAATTATCAAAACCACCTGCAAAAACTACTTGATAAGTGCTTATTACTATCCAAAATAGTAAAATTATCAAAGTATTTAACCTTGTTGAACTTTTATATCCTGGTCTTGTTTCTAAAAAACCTGTTTTTTCTGACATAATTTATATATTTATCTTTGTCCTAAGAAAATAATTTCAAAACTCATATCGCTAATTGTAGGATCTCGATCTGAGCTTTCATTTTTCATTCTAAATGAAATATAATCACCAACTGCACACTCACCTGTAGCTATTACTGTTGAGTTTCCGACTGCAACAGACGTAGTTGACCTACTTACTGAATTAATTGCTTCATTATTTTTAAATACAGCTATTCGCCAAACATCCGACTGATTATTTCCAATATAAGAGCTATTAAAAGCTATTGTGATAAAACCAGCAACATCAACTCTTATACTATCTCCTATTCTTGTGTATCCAATTTGCTCTACCAACGCCATGGCTGAAATGGGTATTTTTACATAAACATCCTGAGTAGCCAATGCCAGTATTTGATTATATTCTGAAGTGTCGCCAGAAATGTGAGGAGAAGGCGTTAAATTTGGTGCACCTGGATTAATGAAAATTTGACCACTGTCAGCATCTGCATAAATAATTTGTCCTAGCCTTCTACTCCATTTTGGTGGAATTGGTGGAATATCTGTAATAAGTCCATTTGAACCAACAAAAATTTCAACTCCATCTGAAAACGATGAGAAATCAAGGTTATTAACGGGTCCTAAAAGTGTAACTATTCCATGTTTATTAGGTGGAATATCCACCGTAGCCATAGCGACACCTGATAAACTATCAAGTGATCCGTTACCAGCTTTCGCTATTGTTGGTATAATTGATCCATTTTGAAAACTACCAGTGCCACGAACCACCGTACCATCGAAAATGGTATCCGCGGTGTTGTTATAAACTCGAATTACAAATTCGTATCCTAATTGGTGCGTAAATCCCTCGATATCATTAGTAAAAGTTAGCGCTTGTGTGAAATTTTCATATTGTAATCTCCCATTTGAAAATGTAGAAATGTCAATTGGATTGAAAATAATACTATCCAAATTATCTAAACCTTCACCTTCGACATATAGCAAACGCCAGTTATTGTCATCTATCCAATTTGCTTCTAAAACATTTACGCCTTCAAAGCGCTTAGATACATAACGACCCGTTTCAACCCAAGTCACAACCATTCCTAAAGATCTTTTATCTTCTGGAATTGCATCTCGTGACACTTTTGAGGTTACTTGTTGATAACCACCTCTTAATTGATCTGTATAAATTAGCGCTTTTGATGAATCAAAATGCTCTAAATTTTCTGGAAATTTCTGTTGGCTATTCGCTTTTTGTAGGCTCAGGCTCAATGCCAAAACCAGCATTATCAATAATTTCTTGCTCATTTTTCGATTTTTCTATATTTGTGTTAAATTCACCTGAATTAATAAATTCCATTGCTTGTTCGACTGTTTTAAGCGGAACATTTGCGTATTTATCGCCTAATAATGTTCTTAATGCTTTAGCTTCTTTTAGCGGGTCGATATGGTCAACTGTTTTTCCTGTAAATCTTGCTTTTCTAAATGCTGCAAGCTTCATAAAATCACCACTAATTAAAGCCTCAAAATATCCATCAACTTCAATTTTTCCAGTAATTATTTGAAAATCCAACCAAAAATTATAAAAAGGTGAGTAGAATTGTCTATTTAAAAGAATCATTCTATCAACCATCATTTTATATTGCCATGCCATTAATGCAGCTCTACTTGCTGAATAGCTGCCTCCAAATTTATCAGTCGCAATTTCAGGCGGCATTCCAAACGTAGTATAAAGAACACCTGAATTAACGCCAAAAAATTTCTCAAAATTTATATCTGTTCCTTGTTGAGTTTTCTTTAAACTGGCACCAACTGGCAAGTTATAAACACGCCTTTTTGTCGAGAGTGCTACTTTTGGAGCTAAAGCTTCACAATCTGCATAGCTATCTTGCATTTGCTGTACTCTTTCAGTACCAGATGATTGAGCTATTAGTGCATCATTAGGATCTTCACCATCTGAATAACTTTCATGCTCGAAAGTAAAAGGAACGTTTGCCAAATCTTCAGCGGCTGTAATTGTAGCATCTTTGTATCGGTCTATTTTTGCGGCTGTTTCAAGTAAAACGGCTAACAAACTTAATCCTCTTTTACTGTCAAGTTTATATTTTAATCCCAAAAATAACCAAGCTTGTTTCCTTCCTGTTTTTTGGTGTTTTGCTAAAATTCTTTGTGAGGTAAAATCTTCTTGCATTACATAAAATGCAATTCTTTCACCTCTTTTATTAAATTCAATTCCTTCAATTATCTTATTTCCACGCTTTGTGGCTTGTGTAAAAAATTGACTTGAATAAATTGGATTTTTAATATGTCCACCGTCAATTATTTGCATTGTCGCTTTTCCGTCAATAAATCTCG